CAAACAGAAAATCAAATTTCTACTTTTGCACAATCAACTGATACTAAGGGTAACTTAAAATATCCTCATTTTGAGCAATTAAGAGTTAAAATGGGTAATCTAATAGATGCAGGAGAAGCTAAAGGCTTAGAAGATGCTTATAGTAAAGCTGTTCGATTAGACGATAATTTATATAAACAATCTTTAGAATCACAAAGAAAAAGTGCTAAAGCAGAAGAAGATGCTAAGAGAAAAGCAGCAGTTGAAAAGGCTAAAAAAGTTAGACCTAGAACTGCGACAGCTCCTCCTAGTGGTTCTGTTAAAACTAGCGATTTAGATTCTTTGCTTATGGAATCAATTAGTAGTGCAGGTATAACTAAATGAGTTGTGGGTTTAACAATAACTTAATGAGGTATAAAAATGGCAAGTCCAAATAGTACGTTTACCGAAATAGTTACAACTACTCTTGCAGGATATTCAAAAACTCTTGCAGATAACGTAACTAATGGTAATGCCTTGCTTCGTCATATTGATGGAAAAGGCAACAAACAAATCGCCACAGGTAGAACAATTGTGCAGGAATTAGAATACGCAACTAACTCAACTGCAAAATGGTATAGTGGCTACGAGGTATTAGATACATCTACATCTAATGTATTCACAGCAGCTGAGTTTAATTATAAACAATTAGCAGGTAATGTGGTTATATCAGGTTTAGAACAGGTCGAAAACTCTGGTAAAGAAGCAATCTTTAACTTACTTAAATCAAGAGTAAGAAACTTAGAAAAAACTCTAAAAAATACTATGGCTACTGGCTTATATGCTGATGGCACAGGTACTGATGGAAAAGAACTAGGTGGATTACAGTTGATTGTAGCTGGTACAAATACTAACACAGTTGGTGGTATTAACGCAGGTACTTATACATTCTGGAAAAACCAAGTATATGATTTTTCAACAGAAAGTGTAACACCTAGTGCAACTACTATCCAAACAGCTATGAACACACTATGGTTAAGTACAACTAGAGGTGCAGACCACCCTGATGTTATCGTAGCAGCATCTAATTACTTTCAATTCTATTGGAGTTCTTTACAGACTAACCAAAGATTTACAAGTGATGACAATGCTAGTGCTGGATTTATGAACTTAATGTTCATGGATGCACCAGTATACTATGATGACCAATGTCCAACAAGCAAGATGTATATGCTTAACTCGGACTATTTATTCCTTCGTCCAGCTCAAGGTAGAGAATTCTCTCCTTTAGGTGAGAAGGCTTCTGTTAACCAAGATGCTATGGTATTACCAGTCGTTTGGGCAGGTAATATGACTTGTTCTAATAGAGCAAGACAAGGCATCATACAAGCATAATAAAGGAGAAAAAATTATGGCTTATATTACTGGAATGGACAAAACTGAAGTTAGTGATTCTGCTACTTTCCTAGTCGGTCAAAAAGGCATGGATGCAGCTGGAAACACCTTCAAGTATGTTCAATACGACACTGGTGCTGGAAGTGTAGCAGCAGTAAGTGGACAAGTTGCTTATTACTATGCACCATCAGGTGCTTCAGCAGGTGCTGTAAATGTAGTAACAAGTGATTTATCTGATTCAGCAGAGATAGGTGCTGGTGTTTTACAATCTGCTCCAACAGACGGACAATATTGTTGGATTCAGATAGGTGGAACAGCAACTCTATCTATTGCACTAACAGCAGGAGCTGATGGAGACCCACTAACACCAACAGGTGCTGGTGATGGTACTCTTGATGTAATAGCAGCAGCAACTTCACCTGTGTGTGCATTTGCTGTAGATGCTTCAGCTAAAATAATTGCTTGTCAATTTGCAGGTTAAAGCAGTATAATTATGGGGGTGAAATTCCCCCATACAAACAGGAGGTAACATGGGTAATTTAAGAGTAAACATATTTAAGAGTGAAGATGGTAAACAAGATTTAGTAGAGTTTAAACTAATCGGAGACCCTAATACTGTTATATATAAAATGAGTGAAAAAGAAGCACAGGTAAAACAAGATTTTCCTGCTGAATACAACGCATATTATAAAACTAAAAAACCAATACCAAAAGCAACTCCTATAAGTAAATTAAAAACAATTAATAAAAGTAAAATAAAATTCTTTGATTTAGAAGGCATTAGTTCTATAGAACAACTAGCAGACTTATCTGATGGTGCTTGTCATGGATTAGGTAAAGATGTATTAGATTGCAGAAAACAAGCTAGAAATTATTTAGCAAAAGAACATGATATTAAACCACAATTAATAGTAGGTAAAGAATGAGTTTATTAACCATATGCCAAGATGCAGCTAATGAGATAGGAGTACCCTCTCCTTCTACTGTAGTAGGTAGTACTGATACTACTAACATACAATTATTAGCAGCTGCCAATAGAGAAGGTAAAAACCTTGTTGCAGGATATGACTGGCAAACATTAATTAAAGAAGAAGCACATACAACACTTGCAGCAGAATCGCAAGGAGATATGAGTACCATAGCTACTGATTTTTTAAGATTTAGTAACGATACTATGTGGAACAGAACCACAGATAGAAAGTATTACGGACCACTTAACAACGCACAATGGCAAAGACTAAAAGCAAGTGTTAGTAGTGGTATAACAAATTACTTTAGAATAAGAGGTAATGCGTTATTATTTCACCCAGCTCCCCCAGCAGGAGAATCTGTGTTTTTTGAATACATAGGTAAAAACTGGGCGATAACATCTGGCTCAACAGCTAACGCAACTAGCTTTGCAGCAGATGCAAATACAACAGTATTAGACGAAGATTTAATTACACTTGGTGTAATATGGAGATTTTTAAAACAAAAAGGTTTGCCTTATGATAATCAGTTTCAAGAATACAGATTGAAATTATCAGAAAAGCAATCCAAAGATGGTGCGAAGCAAATCATTCGTATGGCAGGACCAAATAGACTATATTTACCTGTTAACGAACCAGAAGGTAACTTCTCACTTTAATTATAAAGGTGAGTTATGAACGAAGAAGAAAAACAAAGACTAGCTAACGAGCTTAGAAGAAAATCTTTAAGAGAAGATATGTTAGATAAATTTTTAGGTGATAGACCTGAGTTTGGTTCTTTTCAAGATGCAACTAGAAGTTTAATTGATAGTGATTATAACCCAGAAGGAACTGTATTAAGTAGAGCTATGGGTATAACACAACAACCTGCACAACCTAATATGAATTCTAATAATGTTGGTGGTGGTTTTGGATATGAGCAAAAAAACATGGGTATAAGTACAGTTCCTGAAGTAGGAACAAATCCATTTAGAGATAGACTAAATGAAATGGGTATGTCTCAAGATAGTATGCCTTTACCAAGCGGTGTAGATATAATTTCAGACCCTCTTAAAAGTAAAGACATATTAGTAAATAGGTTAAAAGAATTACCATTAGATGTATTAGCAAAAATGTTAGGAATTAGGTAGTGCCTGTTAAAAAAGTAAAAGGTGGTTATAGGTTTGGAACAAAAGGAAAAGTATATAAAACTAAAACAAAGGCTAATAAACAAGCAAAAGCAATCTATGCTTCAGGGTATAAAGGTAAAAAGTAATGTTAAAAAAAATACATATAAATCAACATAAAATAAAATCAAATAAAAAATACAATAAAAGTGAACCTGTTATTACTGTAAAAACTTATAAAAGTAATTATTATGCTGATGAAGTTACAATTAAAGGACATAGTAAAGTTATATATAATCCAGAAAAACCTTTATCTTGTGGAGCTAAAGTTTGGATAGAAACTAAAGAAGAAGTTTTATTAAACAATGAAGGATTTTTAAGTAAAATATTATGATGTTTCCTAATAAAAACAATCAAATGCGTTCTTTACGATATGGTATAGGTAATCAAGATTTACCTAAAACAAATTTAGTTAATGCTTTGCGTTATGGAACACAATTAGGAAGTGATTTTTTAACAGGTAGCTCTATCTCAGAAGCATTAGGTTATAGACCTGATGTAATAAAAGGTCAAGGATATACACCATCTTATAGAGACCAATTTAATACTACAGTAGATTTACTAAAACAAGGTAAAACTACTGAAGGTTTAGTAAAAGGAGCAGAAACATTATTAACAGGAACTGGTGCAGTAGGAGAAGGTATGATGGTTGCTGGAGCTATGACAGGTCCTTTAGCTCCTCTTATTATAGGAAGTGGACTAGCATTGAAAGGATTATCTAAATCAGGTAAATTAATTTTACAAAGTAAAACAGGAAAAAAAATATTAGCTAACTTTACTGGAGATAAAACACAAGGTTTTAATGTTACCGATATAGAATTACCTAAAAATGATACATCTCCAGAAATACAAACATTAGAAGATAATATAGATATACCCACTATTAAAACAGAAAATATAGATACAGAAGTTGCTATACCAGAAATAGCACAAGACTTAAATACAACTGAGGCAATTACTGGTTACATTGTAGCTCCAGATAAATTAGATAGAGACCAATTAATATCTAAGATTGAAAACGACCCTGAGGTAAAAATTAAAACTGATAAATATTTAAAGGATATAGGTATAACAGGAGATACAATTCCTATTTATAGATATATCGCTGTTTTAGATAAAGTTAAAAGACGACTTGGTTTTAACCCTTTTCCTGAAATTATTAAAAAAGCTGAAATAGGTGAGGAAAGTATTGTATCTGGTTCATTGTCTCCAACATCTAATTTAAAAAGTATTGATTTTTTTGAACCTAAAATAGGTATAAATGCAAAAACAGAGATAGTTCGTTATGATGTGCCTAGAGATAGAATAAAATTAGCAATGGGTGGTTTTAAAAATGATATAAAACAAAATGTAAATAAAAAATTAAAAGAAAAAGGTTTTGGGCAAAACAAAATATCAGGACAAACAGTAACTAACCCTAGTAAAACAGCTAAAGATTTAATAGGTATGCAAGAAGAAATAATAGCTGATGTTTCTGGTTTAGAAAAAAAAGTTTTAACAAAAGGACCTTCTATAAATCATAATGAAACTACATCAGCTGCAAAAAAAATTATAAAAGGAGAAATTAAAACAATAGAAGATTATAAAAATTATAAAGGTTCTTCTTATATACCTTTAACAAGAGATGAAATGAAAGGTTTATCACAAAATGAGTTTGATGTAGCTAGTATGAAAGCATTAGAAAATGAAGTTAACAAAATTACAGATTTTTATGGTTTACCAAGATTAGGTGTAACTAAACAAGATGAAGGTAATAAAACTTTAAAAGAAATATTTGATGAGGAATATAAATAATGGCAGTTTTTAGACCTACAGGAGAGAGTACATCTCAATCTGCACCTATTGGTGGATTAAACACAAGAGATGCTGTGGACTTGATGCCACAAACTGATGCTATTAGATTAGATAATTTCTTTCCTGGTTCTACAGATGTTAGTTTAAGAAAAGGTTATATAAATCATGTAACTGGTTTACCTAGCACAGTACAAAGTTTATTAACATATCAATCTCCTAGTGCTAATAAACTTTTTGCTGCTAGTAATAATGCTATTTATGATGTAACAAGTTCTGGTAGTGTAGGAGGTGCTGTAGTAACCAGTTTATCTAATGTGCAATTTCAACACGTTAATTTTACTACATCAGGAGGTTCATTTCT